TTAAATTCCAAAGGAGAACACAAATGAGCGAAGAACTAGAAACTAAGCTAGATAATACTGAGGGTCTAGAAGAAGCAAAAGCAACTGGAGAAGATTCAATGTCTGCTGATCCAGTACCTGCTGCAGGCGGCGCTGTCAAAACTCGTAAGAGTGATGTCAAGAAAAAAGCGGCTGACGCTTCAACACCTAAAGTTGCAACCCCAGAAGGTTCAAATGACGAAGGTATGAAAGAAGAAACTACTTTCGACAAAATCTTTGAAGGTGAAGAATTATCAGAAGACTTTAAAACAAAAACAGTTGCTATTTTTGAAGCGGCAGTTCATGATAAAGTCCAAACAGTTCGTACAGAACTAGAAGAGAAATTCAATAACGATCTTGAAGAACAAGTAGAACTAGTTACTGAAGAACTAGTTGGTAAAATCGATTCTTACATGGACTACGTTGTAGAAAAGTGGATGGAAGAAAATGAAGTTGCTATCGAATCTTCTATCAAAGTCGAAGTTGCTGAATCACTACTAGATTCACTAAAAGGACTAGTCGAAGACCACAATATGGAAATCGACCAAAAAGATGTTGATGCTGTTGCAGAAATCGAAGAAAAACTGGAAGAGCAAACAAATAAATATAATGAAGTTATTGAAGAAATGATTGCGTTGAAAGAAGAAAAAGAATCTCTTGAACGCAAGATTGCATTTGAGGAAGTTTCTGAAGGTCTTACAGACACTCAGACAGATAAGTTGGAAACTCTATCAGAAGGTGTTTCATTCGAAACAATCGAAGAGTTCAAAACAAAATTGAATGCGATCAAAGAAAACTATTTTGTTGAATCAGTAAAAACTACAGACGAAACTGAACTTCTTGAAGAAGAAGTTGAAGAAGAAGCTGAAGTTCAAACTGAACCACAAGACGAGATGGTTTCTTATTACGCAAATGCTCTTGATCGTTTTGCAAAATAATAATATTATAAATACAATTAGTTAAATCTCAAAAAGGAGAAACAGAAATGAGAAACGAAGAACTAATGAAGAAGTGGCAGCCGGTTCTAGAGCACAATGCTCTTTCGGACATCACTGATTCTCACAGAAAAGCGGTTACTGCCACTCTACTAGAGAACACAGAAAACGCTCTACGTGAAGGCTCAAGCTATTCGCCTGCAACTCTTCTAGAAGCCGCACCAACAAACAACACAGGGTCTGGTATCGACAACTACGATCCAGTTCTTATCTCACTTGTTCGTCGTGCGATGCCAAACCTAATCGCATATGACATTGCTGGTGTTCAGCCAATGACAGGACCAACTGGTCTTATCTTCGCAATGCGTTCAAACTATGCAGTAGACCCAGCGAACACTGCATCTTGGACAGAAGCGATGTATAATGAACCAGATTCATCATTCTCTGGTCCAACAACCACTGCCGCTGCTGAAGCTCTTGGTGACGGTGTTGGTGCAGACTTTGCCGAAATGTCATTCACAATCGAAAAAGTATCTGTTACAGCGCAATCACGTGCTCTAAAAGCAGAATACACAACTGAACTAGCACAAGACTTGAAAGCGATTCACGGTCTTGACGCTGAGACAGAACTTTCAAACATGCTATCAGCAGAACTACTTGCAGAAATCAACCGTGAAGTTGTTACTACTGTTCGTACAAACGCTGTTGCTGGTGCGCAAGAAGGTGTTGCTACTCTAGGCACATTCGACCTAGACGTTGACGCAAACGGTCGTTGGTCAGTTGAAAAGTTCAAAGGTCTAATGTTCCAAATCGAACGTGAAGCAAATTCAATCGCGAAGCAAACACGCCGCGGTAAAGGTAACTTGCTAATCTGTTCTTCAGACGTTGCGTCTGCTCTACAGATGGCGGGTATGCTAGACTATGCTCCTGCATTGAACTCAAACAACCTAAACCCAGATGACACAGGTTCAACATTCGTTGGTGTTCTAAACGGTCGTTACCGTGTATACATCGACCCATATGCAACTTCAAACTTCATGGTTGTTGGTTACAAAGGTTCTTCAGCATTTGACGCTGGTCTCTTCTACTGCCCATACGTTCCACTACAGATGGTTCGCGCAGTTGGTGAGAACACATTCCAGTCGAAGCTAGGCTTCAAAACACGTTATGGAATGGTTGCAAACCCATTCGCACAAGGTGGAACTAAGTCAGGTGATTGGTCTCGCCCAGACGGTCTAGACGCAAACACAAACGTCTACTACCGCCGTGTCACAGTCTCAAACATCATGTAATAAGACTTAGGTTAACTAAGC